ATCATCATATAACCTATTAATTACATCAACTACATACATCATATATTGTTGACCTAAAGATGCATCAAAATTCTTTCCATCACCATTAATAAAATCATCAGAATTATCTAATAATTTGTTAATCATCAAGGTCCATTGATAACTGTTGGCATTTATACCTACAGCCATTTCACCATCTAAATATGTTCGTTGACAATGGACAATAAAATAACCAAAATATTTTCGCAACAAAATATTAAAATCAACAGGAGCAACTTGAAATATACGAGTTTTACCCTCCTGGACTTTATCTAAATCACGAACTTCATCTTTAAGTGTATCAATAAAATAGGTTTCCTTGACAATTCCCATCTTAGCTAAACGCTCTCTTTCATCAACTTCATATTTAACAAACTCGCCCATAACAAAACGCTTGGGCTCTTTGTTAACTAAATCAAAGAAAGGATGTTTACCATTTTTATTATTAATAACAATATATGGAAAACCAGCTGATGTAGTCATATCCAAAGGCTTTAATAACTCAAAGCCATTTATCATTTCATCAACATTTAAATTTCGCATTACTTTATAAGGTGAAATCCAAGAAGATATTGATTCATACATATGATCTAAAATAGGAGTTATTTCCCTCATTGGAACCATATTCGACACTACAGCAATTTTCTTTAAACCTTTATAAAAAGGACTAACTAAAATGCCAGTTGAATCAATAAAAGGTCGCAATCGAGCTGGCGCTACAGTACTTGGACCAAAATCTTCTTCCATCATGTCATAAACTACACTATGACTTATTTTTGTTTTACGTGGTAAAGTTAATTTGAAGTTAATATTTAAGCCAAAATGTCCATGAACATACACCTCTTTCTTACCTAACACAGATAAGCCAAGTTGTGTTAAAACTTTATATTCATCACTTTGTGCTATAGTATCATTAATAACTAAATCTTCAAAACCTTTAACTTCCACAACAGTTTCCTTAGGATAAAAATAAGTCATAGCATCATTAATATCTTCACTATATATAGCTGATGCGATTCCAGAACCTGTACTAGCATTTCCTGCTGTATGTATACCCAAAATTTTACGACAATTTTTTCGGGAATCTGTATGAAAAACCATCATACCACAATCACCACCAGTCGTAAAACAATTACTATATTTATAACATTTAGGTATATGTATAGTACGCTCAGCAAAAACACCTTTATACAATGGTTCAACGCGGGATTCATGGGCATAAGTAACTTTAGTAACCAACTGTGTATTGGAAATAGTCAAAGTACTAATACCCCAATCTCGACCACGCATACCATATAAATATGTGTCATACAATGAAGTATGATCATCTGTATTTGTAAAAAATTTTTCTAGATGTTTCATTTGTACCATGCGTTTAAATCGTAAAAATATAATATCTTCTAAATGTTCATAAACAGGTTCAAACACTTCAATACAATCCCATGGCACATGTATAACTTGAGATTCAGTCCAACATAGCTGTATCAAAACCTCATGTCCATGTGTTTTATAAAAATTTTTCATTTCAACCCAACGATGCCAAAAATGAGCAGGTAAAACAAAAACATCAGAACCAACACATAAACCGGAACCAAAAACACGACTATCTACCACATTTTCACCGGCTTTATCTTTAACTTCAATGACGAACTTACATATCTGGCTACGTACTTTATTTTCAATAATAACATTCTGTTCATCATAAGCCTGTGCTGTATGATTTTCACCAATACGTTTTTTAACCCTACGAACCTGCTGCACTTTATGTTTACCATCACCTTCACCAGTTTGAGCATCAGAAACTTTTTCTTTTTCTTTAGGTTTACCCGTTTCTGGATCAATATCTGGTGGTTGATAAACAATAGCACCAGTACCAATTAATATAGCAGCATAAATTGAACAATATGTAATAAAATAAATTATCCAACTTAAAATTGGATGTTCATTAATCATCCAAACCATAGTATCAACGAATGATTTCCAACTAGAACTACAACCTTTTTTAAAGCGAGTC